ATCTTTCAAGCCATCCACTTCATTTTGCCAGCTATCTACAACACCTACGTCTATTAGTTCACCGTCTGGGGCAAACACATCTGTGTCAGGAGTAGTGAATACTGGAACTCCGTGCTCGTCAATAAATCCTTCGTAGTTCCATTCCATTGGGATAAACAAAGAGTATAAACCAGATTTTGTCTGGCCATTTCTATTTCGTTTAGTGACATCTGACGCATTGTATAATTTTTTAAAGTTATCACCTCCTTTATCTAAAGCGTTTGACGTTGATCCCATCATACACTTACCTATAATTCTACTACCTAATCTTAAACATGTTTTTGTAACTCTCCAGTTGTTCAATATATTATCAGGTCTTTCCCACTTACCACTTTCATCGTGTACTAATAAAGCTAGTTTTTCACCGTCATAGCTATTGTCACCTGTATTCTTCCAATCAATAGTAGTATCTAATCCTTCTATTTCCTCTAATCCATCGGTGGCAGCCATTTTCTTTCTTGTAAACTTACTAGCTGGCACTCTATATGCTAACTCTGATTTTGGTCTATCCATACCATCTTGCACGGGTTTAAAAAAGAAAGGGTAGTTTATACTAATTGGTACCACTTTGTCTGTAAACATTTTTTTAGCATCCGCACCTGTTTTAGATAGTATACCATATCTACTATCACTCGATATAGTGGCTAAATTAACTGTTTCTGCAGATGACATGAACGAAAACCCTGATCTTCTGTTCTTTAGATAACACATACCGTAGCATCTTTTATCTGCTTTGCATGCTTCCCAGAATATATAAAACAACCTATTTGCTTCTCTAAAGTCTGGCGCCCCAACGTCTATCTTGCTCCATTGCAAGTACATATAGTGAGTTCCTACTATGTAAGTTGGTTTACCGTTATTCATAAACCAAAAACCTTCTTCTCTTCTTTTAAACTCTTCGTCTATATAATCGTACCATTGATCTTTTTTCTCCTCTGGATAGTTCCTCCAATCAAATATGTTTTTAATTCTACTTAATTCTTTTGGATAATCAAATTTAATCCATTTGTTTTTATTGTTGCTATACACACTCTTCGGCGCTTTAGGCAACGCAATGGTTAAATTTTGTATTTCTATAATTTCACCAATCATACCAGTATGAGATAATACAATTACGTCGTGCTCTTTGTTATAACCGTACTTCCATTTTTTACCTTTGTTAAGTCTACTTATAGTAGTCTTTTTAATAGGCTCAACTGTCTTAACTAAACTTTGCTCGTACATTATTTAGATCTTCCTTCTGCGAATCCTCTAAAAACCTTCTCCTTTACTTCTTGTTTTTCTTTACCTTCAAGTAAGTTTTCTTCTTCTTGGATTCTGTTAAGTATTTCAAACGCATCAAATATAGCTAATTTTTTAGTAGCCGCTGCATTTTTAAGTCTATCTGCTGATATATCATCATCTGAATCTACAATAGCTTCTTTAGCTACTTTAATTAGCTCTTCAACTGCTTTGTGCCCAGCTTGGATTATATTCTTCTTCGTCTCCTTGATATTCATATTTAATTGTAATAAAATTAGATTTAACTCTATATAGTCTTTCGCCATCAACAACAAATTCATACTCACTGTTTGGCTTAAAACCAATTAGATCATTAACTTCAACTGTACCGTCTGAATACTTAACAATACCTTGAAGTGGTTTTTCAGATTCAATATTAAATTGATCTATAGCTTTCAAGGGTTTGACAAAACAATATCCTTCTGGAGCATGCCAATTATTATCTTTGTAGCTTTTACAATATTTCAATAAAAATATTTGATCAAAGTTTACTATGTAACGATTTTCACTTAACCAGCTTCTACTGTTTTTTTCAACACCTTTCATGTTGTGCCATCTACGAAACACATTATGGTGCACAATAACTTCATCTCCCGGTTGCATATCTGTTTCTATAGCTAAAGGTGTTGATACTACTACACCAACTCTATTAACGTATTGGTGGTTAAAAATTTCAGTGTTTACAATTAATTCACTGTCGTCTATTTTTTTAGTATTATTGTATCTTTCTCCCTTTGGCTCTATAACAAAGTTATAAAGACTTCTCATTAGTATTGTAAGTTATATTCTACGGATACCGCCATGTTTTTATTAAAGTCTTTCCAGGGCAACACATCTTTATTTTTTTTAATATAAATAGAATATTTATCATCTTGTTCTAATATATCGCAAATAATGTGACCACCATAAACCTCTTGACCAACGGCGTAATGCATGGCATCGTTTTTATAGTCTTTACCTACACTAATCTTCCTTATTAATTTCGCCATTTTCTTTTGAATAATTTATTGTACCGTCTTGAATATTAATATCGAATGTTCCGTATTCTTTTTCAAGTTCAGTTTGTAATAAGGTTAATTCTTCTCTAAGACCAGCTACACTATGCATGAGCTCGTGTTTCTTTACTTCCATAGAACCTATTTCTAATTGAGCTCTATTAACACCGTTTACTGTATTTTGAACTTTTTCTAACTGCTTGTCAGTTATTTTTTCAGGTTTAATACCTTTAAGTTCTTTAATTTTTCTACTTGTTCCTTTTACTTTACTTGTTGCCATTTTAATTTAATTTAAGTTAATTTTATTTTAATAATCTTGTCCTAATAGATATGTATACATAGATGATCTTTGGCTATCGCTTAAAGCTGTTCCTTTCCAAACTAAAACATCTTTAAATACTCCTTCTACTGGTAACACGCCGTCCGAGGCACATCCTATATTGTTTATCGTAAAAGCATCTGCATCCGTATGAGTTTCTGCAGAGTCCCAGCTTTTATCATTATAAGAGCCGCCGTGTACGCGGTATGTTAAATTTCCTGTTGACCCATTACTTCTAGTAAGTGTATGTATATAATATGTATCTGTTTCTAGTGTATCTGAAGATTCTTCAAACGAACTAGCCCCTGATCCACCTATTAACATTGTTACTTTTTTATTGTTATTCCACTTAATTACTTCTTGAGCGGCACTACCTATTAATCCGTTAACAGTGTTAAAAGCCGTAAGTTTAACTCTTATCATAACGGTAAAATCTTCATTCGCTTCAATATTATCTGAATTACCACCTACGTTAGTAGCCATATTCAGATGTGTATCCGCGGTGTCATCAGACCATTTTAATCCACCAAAGTCAGCAGCATCAGTTTCCCAATGAGGTTTTTTGCTAGCTACAGTTTGAGAAGCGTGTCTATCATTTCCAGATTGGTCAGCCCATGAATTAATGTCTTCACCATCCGCCATATCACCATCATCGCTAGCTCCTCCAGCATTGCCAACTACACCTTTGTTTACTTGGAACCAAACGTCTAATCCAGCTATATCTGGCGGAGTTAATTCAGACGAAACTGCAATACCTGTTAAAACATTTCCTAATCCTAACATTACGCCCCGAAATAACAGATCATACCACCTGTAGCATCATCAGTCTGTAGCGAGGCTGCTGTCCATCTACCATATATTGTTGTCCCTGCTTTGAACGCATCTGCAGATGCTAATTGTTGGCCACCACCACCCACTGGCAAAGCTCTTGACGAGAAGTGTAAAACCTCGTTATCAGTAATAGCAGCGTTTCTATCCATTTGAATTTCAGAAGTGTCGTCTCCATCTGGATCTAAACGAGTGACTATTCCATGAAAAGTACCGTCGCTATCGTAAACATGATCACCAACTGAACAACCAGCTGTAGCGTTTGATATAGGGGTACCAGAACCATCATCAAATTTAATTTTATCTGTAGTACTACTACCTTGGTTAACTATTCTAGTAAATTCCCCTGTGTGAGCAGCTGCTGCTGTATTTATGTATATTCTTTCATCTTCCGCTGTTAGTCTGCTAAGTGATGAATTAGATAAAAACGTGATAGCTACAATAACATGATTTTCAGGTGGCGAAATAGTTTGAGCCGCTAACTGTGAAAGAGCAGATCCAAATTGACCAAACTGATAAGCTACTTCTGTTGAATTTTGTCCCATAATTTTATTTTTTTACTTTTTCTAGTGATCTACCGCCAAAATAAGCACCGATCACGGTTATTAATACTAATTGAAGTAAATCAACCCATGATGATTTTACTTCAAACTTTAATGCACCTGCGTCTATAAATATTAATAGCATGGTGCATACTATTAAGAATATTAATACTAATGGTCTAACGTTCTTGCTTAACCACGAGTCTGATTTTAAATCTGCTTCCCATCTACTTGTGATGTTTTTTTCCATCTCTACTTCATAGTTAGCAATTAATTCTTTTATTTTTCTTTCTGCTTCAAGTTTTTCTTCAGCAGATGTGTGTAAGTTATCTATCACGCCACCTACTCCTTTAACAAGGTCAGCCGCACCGCCTGAAAATATTTTAGTTAGTATACTCATTATTTACGTTTTAATATCCGCCACCGCCGCCGCCACTAGAACCGTAGTTTATTTGAATTGGCTGTGGTATAGGCACTTGTTGAACAACAGGGGTTTGTGGTACAGGTTGTGATTGCGGTGTTACTACCGGTAAAGGGGGTGG